TAGCTGGTGACTTAGGATCTAGTAAATACGTCCTAGGCGTGGCAGGGATTAGTGAGGCAGCTAACAAATCTTCACAATCCTCTGTCACAGTTAACTTCGGCCAGTGGTTATCAGCTCATATAAACACAAAAACCATGCATTCTGATGCCATCTCCACCGGAGCAATAGAAATCACCAATGATGCCTCTGAACTTCCATCTACTATAACCGGAGAGCGCTTATAATGCGGCTGATTACCTACCTTACAGCTTTATCAGTAACCCTGTTTTCTGCTGCCTGGGCAGGAATGTCCCCTGACTTAACCGACTCCTTCTTCGTGGATCATGCTAGTTTTGTGATCTGGCTATTAAGTGTAGTGGCTATCTTAATAGCCAGACTCTACTTCAAAGAACGCAAAAGCACTGCTGAGTTGCGCAAACTAAACTCTGAACTACACAACAACAGTATGGTTGAACTTATAAACTCCTTAACAACCACCATTGCAGCCCAGAAAGACTATTTCAATGCCCAGAACTCATCGCTATCCGCTGCTGTAGAAGAACTAACCGCAACTGTGAGTGCACTCTCTCATAGTATAACCTTACTATCTAAACAAACAACCACTCAAATTAACAACGTCTCTAGCAAACTAATAGCCCTGCAAGCTGCTCATGATATAATCACCGCCCATAGAAAGTCCTGACAATGCCAGCTTCTTTAGAACTAATCACTGCCGAGGAAATCTACCTAATACGTGCAGGTGAAAAGCACCATAGCCACCTATTCAAAGATCCTTTTGACTTTGTAGCTCTTCTAGAAGTCCACGGCGCCCTTGGTATTATAAAAGGAGGCTGTGGCAACATGCCAACCTTAGCAACTATCCGCAATCCAGTAGCAGCTCTCAATAAACTACGCCTAGCTCGTTTGGAGCGTTACAAACTAGGCTGTCTAATCGAACATTCTCTGGAGTTCTAATATGCTACCTAATGAATCAGACCTACCTACCAACCCCTCCGCCTGGGGCAGATGCCCAAATAGCCAACGCTCCGATGGCCGATGCAAATGGCTTAAATCCCGCCTAACCCATGGCCATCAATGTCAATGTGTAGACTGTGCTACTGATGAAGACTAACCACCTAGGAGCTTCCAATGACAGTAGATGAAATAGCAATACTTACCCAATTTCGAACAGATAATAATTTACTGTGGGCAGGGCCACAGTTAGTCTCTGAATCTTTACAGACTACTGGCACATCCGGACAGTTTGTTTTTCTTGATAGGCCGGTAGCAGTACCTATTCCAGAAGTTAAAGCAATGTTCCCAGTCAGCGAAGCCGCTGCTCTTGCAAATTATCTCAACTCTGCTGATGGTGCCGGCATTAACTGGATGCTGGAAGGGCTTGAAAACCCAGACATAAACCACCCAACCTTTGCTCAATTGCTTGGCTACCTAGCTACCGTGCCTCAAGTAATTAGCATGACAACTGTAATCAGCATTCTTGACCTTGGCAAACGTCTTAAAACTATTAGCGAGGATCTATTTAGCCGGCAACTCACTCTTGAGGAAATCACCGAAGGCATCCACGCCTGGGAGGTAGCAAATGCCCAGTAAAGCATATCTTGAAAACTTGACCACAATTGACGTCTTCGCGGCTACCTCGATCAGCACTACTGTAGACAGTGGTTCTCCTACTGTGGTCGACCGCACTACTGACGGTGGTACAGAAAACGCCATCGGCTGTGCTGAGGTCGTACTTGTAGCTAATGTTACTGCTGCTCCTAGTGCTGCCACCGCGCTGAATGCTTATGTTCAATGGTCACTAGATGGAACCAACTATACTGTTTCCGAATACTGTGCTACTGCTGCTGTAGCTGCAAGTGCAACTGGCTACCATATCATAGGCCCGGTAATGCTAATCGCACCTTATGCTAAGTTCTATCTCCGTGCTCCTAGCGCTACTCTTACTGCCGCTCTGTATGCGTCTCCTGCTTATTTTGAAGGCCAATAATCAGGAGGCCAAATGTTAATTCAAACCAGTAAATCTTTAAACTACGGCCAGCGCAAGCCTCGCCAGTGGGGGCCGATTAGTGCTGTCCGATATGCTGTGCGGGAAAATGCCGAGCGGTTGGGAATTGATTCTTCATTGATAAAAATAGTTGTGCCATTTTGGGAAAAATCAGGAATAGTAATAAACAATGCTGTAACAACTGATAATCTTTCAACCACATCTCCTCTATGGGCTACAAATGGTTATAGATGTAGCATCACAAACAAGTGGGATACTGGAAAAACGCTGGCCGCAATCCTTGGGTCAACGTCGTCAAAATACACGGTTATTTCGTCGGGTGGCGTAGTTGCTAGGCCAACAGCTTCGAATTTTTTCTTCGGCGACTTTCAAGACGGAGGGACCGGGTATGACCTGGGGATGTATCAGTCGTCATCGACCAATACGATTAATTGGTATTACAAATCCGGTGCCAATGTAGCTATCTCTGGTGGCGTTGTGACCAACGGCGCCGAAATCATGTGCGGGGCAACCTGGGACGGTGTCACTGTTGCCGGATATTTTGCCGGTCAACTCTCCGCGACAGCGGCACACACCGCCGCCATGGGGGCTACTCAGACGTTCAAGGGTGGTGGGCAGTGGGCTACTGGCAACGGAACATTTGACCATCGGTTGCTGATTATCATCGCCGACGCATTAACCGCCGATCAAATGGCTGAAATTTACACTATTCCTTATGCACTGCTTATGCCGGTATCTCGTCCGACATACTCATTCCCAAGCTCCGAAGCTATTACCTTAACCATAGCCAATTGCATTGCTGCTAGTTCACTTTCAACAACCACGCTAGTTGAAAAAGCTAGTTTGATAGTCCAACATCTAACTGGGCTATCTGCTATCACCAACATAAGCCTCCAAGCAGGTGTTCAGCTCTTAGTAGACTCCCTAAGTGCATCATCTGCTGTAGAGCAAGCAGCCCTTGTCCAGAAAGCAACACTAGCTATTGCTAATGCCGCTTCAACTAGTACTTTAAGTAACACAGCATTGTTACAAGCTAGCATCTTAGCAGTTGCTAGTGCAGGAGCAAGTAGTCAATTATCAAATATACAGCTTAGTGAAGCAGCTTTGCTGGCAGTTAACTCTTTGATCTCTGCTACTTTAGCTGATAACATTAACTTCACAACCGCGACTCTGCTTTCAGTGCAATCGATTTCCTCTGCGACAGCATTGCAGTTAGCTTCTCTGCTGCAAAAAGCAACCTTGCAATTAGCTAGTCTATCAGCCTTGGCTGTTGTAAGCAGCTCTGATTTAGCACAGCGTTCTACAATTACTCCTACTAGCTTGACTGCTGCTTCTAATTTAACTACAATTGACCTTGCTTCTGGCCTGCTGCTTAGTCTTAGCAACCTAACCAGTTATGGCAGCCTTACTACTGCGGAGATAGTCCAAAAATCCACCTTGGCAATAGAAGCCTTGCAGTCTATCTCTTCGGTGCAAACCACCTCCCTTGCCGAGGCGGCACAGCTAGCAATTAACTCCTTAGTTTCTGCTGGCTTACTAAGCCCTACAGCTCTTGAGATTGCTTTCCTCCTAACGGTTGACAATCTAGGTGCGGCAAGTATAATTCAAAATGTATCCCTTGGAGATGTTAAGTTCCAACTCCAACTGGCTAACCTACTCAGCTCTGGGCAGCTTAGTTCTGTAAACCTAATCCTGCCAAGCGACGGTTACTGCTTGGTGTTCACAGCTTCCTCAAAGGACTTCGCTTTCACCACGTTGCCTATAAACTTCACTCTATCCTAGGAGCTTTTATGGAACAACCTAAGCATTATACACTTGAAATTAACGATTTAATCTCTACCCCTACGGTAAACTTCCCTACCGTAGCTGAGCCAGACATCATCGCGGCAATCCTAGCCGCTTCTCTTGCTAAGGAGGAAAATCAAGATGGCTAAACTTGTCGCGGATCTCGCTATGGATGCTGCCCTGGACTATGTTGCTGGGGCTACTGAGATTTATATCTGCACCTCACAGCCTGCCACTAGAGCCGCAGCTATCACCGCTGCTCTGATAGCTGCTCATACCATGGCCTCTGGGGACTACGCCAAAGCAGATGGCGACAGCTCTGGCCGCAAAGTCACTGTCGCGCAGCAAGCTGATCTTTCTATCACCACAACTGGGGATGCAACTCATGTAGTCCTTTGCGATGCTACTAACATTCGTCTCATCACTACTTGCACCACGCAAACTCTGACCTCCGGTGGAACTGTAACCATTCCCGCATTCAGCTACACCATTGCTGATCCTACGTAAGGATTACTTATGCCTGACTTTGCAGCAGCTACGATTGAAATAAAACAAGCTAGTGACGCTTGGGGGCCATTTAAATTCAATTTCCCGGCTGCTAGCTCTCAGGCTGGCTCTGATGGTAGCTTGCCTTATGGCAGTACTATTGCAAGTGCTGAAATCAAAGCTTACATAGGCAATGTCTGCCCTGGTAAATTGCTAAGCAGCTACACAGAGCTGACAAATCTAATCGACTCTGATGAGCCTCCAGAGGTGCTGGCTAACAGCATAAATGTCTATTTCCAATACCCTGGAGATACTTACATAGGCAATTGTGCTTCTATCGTCTTTAATCTCACTCTCTCGACAGGTGCAATCCACTCTTTCATCTTCACCTCAGTGACTATATGCTAGACCAAGCGCAGTACATACAACGATATTTCAACAACTACCCTCTATGGATGGCCGAAGTTCTAGGGGCAAAGGTGACTCCAGACCAGAAGACCTTAGCCGAGGGCTTGCTAACTCACCACTTTGTCTCTGCTAAGTCAGGGACCACTACCGGCAAGACCACGGTAGCTGCAACCACGGCTCTTTGGTTCCTATCAACGCGGGTAGAAGCGAAAGTTGTATGTACTGCGCCAACTGGGCATCAGTTAGAAGACCTGTTATTTGCAGAAATGGAAAGCTGGATTCGTCGCATATCCTTTGAACCTCTGCGCAAGGCTATTAAAGCCATTTCTGGCAAGATCTACGTCGATGGCTTCCGTGACTGGTTCATAGCTGCTCGTACTATTCCAAAGGATGCGAAGGACAAGCTAGGCGACGTACTAGCTGGTTTCCATGCGCCTTATCTGCTATTCATCGTTGACGAGGCATCTGGTGTCCCAGATGCAGTATTTGCAGGCATCGAAGGCTCAATGATACAGAAAAACGTCTACTGCCTACTGGTTGGCAACCCTACACGGGCGAATGGCTTCTTCTACGACACACATAACAAAAACAAATCCAGTTGGTTTAATGTAACTCTTAGCTCACTTAATTCTCCATTCGTAGACCAATCCTGGGTAGAACGAATGAAGAACCTCTATGGTGAGGAATCTGACTGGTATAGGACTAAAGTCCTAGGTGAATTTCCTCTTGGCTCTGGTTCAGTCGTGGCTACTTATGACCAACTAGAAGCAGCATTTGAACGTCATAGAGCATTTGACAAATCCAGCATAGAGGGTATTATAAAAGTAGCTGGATTAGACCCAGGTGCAGGCAACCATGACTTGTCAGTGCTAACTTCCCGTCAAGGAGCTTATGTTCATAAACCTTATAGAATAAAGCACCATGACACCAACGACTTAATAACCTCTGTGGTTGATATTTGCCTCAGAGACAACATCCAAGAGCTTTATGTAGACTATGTTGGACTTGGGGTAGCTATCTATGACCAACTGAAACGTAAACCTGGTTTTAGAACTTTCAAGGTAGTTGCTAATGGAAGAGCAAATGATCCAGAAGCATATCGTAATATTCGGGCTGAACTGTACAAGCAATTAGCAGACAATATAGATGATTTATATCTCCCTGATGAAGATCGCTACGTACAAGAGCTACCAGAGACAGCATTTATCTTAGACTCTCGCCCATTGCAGGTAGTAGATAAAAAACAAATAAGAAACCGCCTTAACTTTTCTCCTGACTACTCTGACAGTCTTATGCTTTCAACTTATCGACATTTTGATATAGCAAACCCGCGGGAAGCAGCTAACCACATAGGTGCTTACATGCAAATAAACACCCTACTGGCTAAGGAGTCTAGCTTTGTTAGGATTTAATAGCAAATCAAAACCAGAAGCCAAGCCGGCTTCTAAGAAGGCTATTCCATATACCTCAGTCCGTGGGCAATTCTCCTTGCAGACTGATATTGAACTGGAATCCAGGCTTGCTGGTAATGCCTATAAACGAGAATTTCATAAAATGGCTCAGACTGATGCAGTTTGCGGAGCCGTACTGCTTGCGATTAATAAAATCTTTCAATCTATTGAGTGGAAAACTGTTAACGACTCCGAGGGAATCCTTGCAGCTTCCATGGAGAATGCAGGTTGGACGGCGGCACTAGAAGACATCCTCACTCACTTAGTCTTTGGTCATTCAGTCATGGAAGTAACGCTGATTAAGCAGCCTGATGGTAGAGTGCTCTGGAATAAACTACACTTTAGACCACAGACTACTATCGTTGATTGGAAATATAACACCAACGGAGATCTTCTACATATTGAGCAATCTTCCACCGGCCTGGGCAATGTAGAAATACCAGCTAACAAATGTTTGGTTTTCCATACTACAAAGACTCAAACTACTCCTAATGGTAAATCATTATTCCGTAATGCCTATCGGGATTGGTATTATAAAACCAACATTGAGAAAATAGAATCAATCGGCATTGAGCGTGACTTGACTGGTTTGCCTGTGCTTACATGTCCAGAAGATGAAATGTTGCAAGATGCTGATGGGAAGCTCACCCCAATTGGTGATTGGGCCTGGAAGACTGTAAGAAACATCAAGCAGAATGCCCAAGAAGGTCTGGTGTTGCCTGCTAGATGGACATTTGAACTAGCCGGTAGTCCAGGCAAACGGCAATTTGATCTTAACGCAGTAATTAACCGCTACAGTAACAACATCGCCCTGAGTATGCTTAGCCAATTTCTAGTGCTGGGCGTGACTAACTCAAGTGGTAGCTTTGCTTTGGCCAAAGAACAATCTTCGTTATTCCATATCGCCGTGGAAGGGTTTGCTAATGCAATCTGCAATGTAGTAAACACTCAATTTATAGGTGGTAAGGCGCTTAAAGCTTTCAACGGGCTTGACGAGCAGCCTAGGCTTAAAGCAGTAGGAATTGAACGTATTGAACTAGGCGATCTTGCCAGTTTCCTTGGCCGACTACTCAAGTACAACATCATCACTCCCGATGATAAGCTAGAAGAATACCTCCGTGATCGTGTTGCTTTGCCCCCTAGGGACAAAGACACCAGTAGGATTGCAGATATTAAACTCTCTGCAGAAGCAGCAGAGACTTCTACTAACGCAGACTCCCCGGAAGGAGAAGAAGATGCAACATGATCTACCTGACGCATTTATCCCAACA